ATATTTAAAAGTTGAGGTCAGCTTTTTACGAGCATCCAAAGGAAGACCTTCTAGCTTGATATTAACCTCATCTTTTATGATTAATTTTACTGTCATAATATCATTCTTTGTTCTAATATAGATGGAGCTTCAGTCCACTCGATAATTAAATCACAACAGTTAGAGTATACACTAGTTTTACCGTGACGTAAACCCATCTTGGTATCCAACGCAATCACACTCATCGGTTGCCACGGATTTTTCAGGAAAAATTTCGGAATTTTTCCACTTTGTACAACTGCCACTTGTGTGGTCAAATCTAATGGATGATTGTATTGTCTATCTTTGATAAGTTGATTAAATTGCTTGCCGGTATCACTATTAGGCAGTCTAAAATAAATTCCTACCTGCGTGTCAAGACCACTTTCTGCTAAAGAATTGTCTAAAATTTTAAGGTGATTTAGTGATTTTTCTTCATTCCAACTTTCAAACACTATCAGTAGGGGTAATCTTTTTAAATCTTTCAAAGAATTAAAAATATCTAAAAGACTGTGTTGTGCAAGGTCGATCCATACTCTAGATTTTGATCTGTTGGCAATATATTCGGTTAAATTTTCACCTGGATTTTTTGGATTTTCTGAAAAATATTGGTAACGCATACTACGATCATTGATAATATTTTGATCGATCGCTGTTTCAATGCCCAAGTCGGCTGTGATCGCTTTTTGAAAGTTTTTATGATCAATATTAGAAATTAAAAATTGATTTTCAAATTCACTCTTGTTCCAAGATTTTATAATTTCGTAAAAATTCCGGATTTTTTCGTCTAGATCAAAATTATAAGGTGCCAGTGCTTCAACTATTAAAACAATGTTTTTTTCAGTCAACTCAGCTTGATAATTTTTACCATTTGTATTTGCAACTAGACCTTCTGCAAGTTTTCCAATGGCGTTTAATGCTTTTCTAATATTTGCATTGAACGTATATTCAATAAAAATGTAAGGTTCTGCTTCAGAATCCATTTCAATTGTTAATTTGCGTATTTGTTCAATATGTCTAAAACTATTTGACCATACAGGCGCACTTAGTGCTAGATTAATTTTTTCTGTAAAGATATCTAGTTTTTTGTAATTTTCTTTAAGAAGTTTTATGAGCAAATTTCCCTGATTTTCAGTGATAAACATCGATCGTGATACAGAACTGGCCAAACTCTGTAGTGTATTAAAATCTCGTTTGGAAATTTTAGATTCAGCATAGCTATCCGGATGATTTAGTATTTCTAGTAATAAGTTATCAACAGTATTCATATTAGTTAGTATATGCTGATCCCTGTCAAAGGTCAACCATTAAGAAAAAAATAGGCCTCAATATTATTTAAGGCCTATTGTATAGCTTTTGGGCGAATTAGTTAAAGTGATGCATCTTCCATACCTGCAACACGAAGTTTAATGATATTAGACAGTTGCCACTGCTTGATATCTAACGCTTTAGTAATGCTCAACCATTTGTTTCTAAGCAAGGCAAATTCATTGATAATTTTTTCAAAGTCGATAACGTCTGCTTCGCCTTCTACAAATTTTTCACAATCTCGACTGCTTAGAGCACGTTGATATGTTTCTAAATACTTGCGAAAATGCTGACTTTTTAGTCTACGAAGTTCGATATTAAGATATTCTAAGATTGCCTCGATTTCTTGTAATTGACTAAATCGTTGTTCAACAATGCCAGGCATAGCCGCTGATGCACGTTCAATATTTCCAAACACACGAACCTCATTACGAGCTTCTACAAGTTCATCATTGAAATATTGAACAGCATCAGGGATATAACTGATATCTTTGGCTATCTTAGAATACCACATTAAAAGTCCAGTTCGTCTACTTCGTCATTATCACTTTCCGAGTCTTCGAGATAATATTCGATAGCGGCATCTAATGTGCTGTCAACTCCAGTAGCGGCCTCTAGTACTCGATCTGGCGTATTAAAATCTGCTAGCAAATCGACATAGCGTTCTGCAACTGCCTCAATAGATTTTTTATCAATATAGTCAGCAAACAGCAACCAGATGTCACCTATTTGGGTTTCATTCAACATGTTCTTCAGTCTCCTCGGGAATAGTAGTTGTTAAAGTTTTGATATGAAATTTATTCATTATCATATCTAATTTATCATCTTTCCATTCTTTTCGGTAGAATTTGAATTCCTCACCTGTCTCTGGATCAACCCACTTGAGTCTGTTACCTTCTTGTTTTAACAAGCCAGCTTTTTCGCACATATCAACCATTCCTGAATAAGGATTCATTCCTGTTTCATATGGAATTTTAATTTGTACAGTTTCAAAAGGCTTGCTGTAACGAGTTTTCATAATCTTGCATGACGCACGAATACCCATAACATCTGTTACCTTGTTGCCATCCTCATCCTCTTTGAGTTTAAGTTTTTTCATAGCAACAACAATACTAGAAGCATAAACAAAACCTTGTCCACCGCTGATCTTGTCATCTGGATCGAACATGTCCTGACTTGCATAAGTGTGATTTGTACAAACCATACCTACGTTATAACTACCAAACATATTAACACAGTTACGCACTAATGAGGTTAATGCTTTTGGCTTACGGCCCATGTCTCCCTTCATGTCACCAGCTTGAAACTGGTTAATGTCAGTAGGGGTAAGCAACATACCCAATGAGTCTATGACAAATAAGACTTTAGGACGCTCTGCCATTTCTTTGTACTCTTTCATGAATTCATGAATGGTTTTAGCCACGTCATCAATCATTGCCATGTTGAGTTTAAGAAGTTTTTCTTCGCTTGTGTCTACACCAAGTGCGTGTAGCCATGTTTCGTCTAGCGCATTTTCCGTATCAATCAAGATAACATAAATGCCCTGTGCTTGTGCGTTGCGTACTAGGTTACCTGAGCAGATAAAACTCTTACCTGCACCACTTTCGCCTGCAAACACAGTGACCTTACCTAGTGGAATACCTTTGTGGAAATCTCCACTGATTAGATAGTTCAGCGTATAATTGCCTGTGCTGATCCAATCTGTAGGATCGTTAAATCCAACACCAAGTCCGTCGATTGACTTGGTCAAAGTTTTTCTAAACTTTGATAAATCGAACGCTTTGGTTGCCATATTAAACGTCCCTATCCATTTCACATGCTTCACGTACTAGTGAAACAACTTCGTCTAGTGTGTTGCACAAGATCTTAGCGTTAACATAATCGCCTTTCTTGTTGCGTCCACCTGCTTCTACCATGAAGCCATTGTCGTACATGTTGATTGTAAACGACTCATTTACCTTAGTCAATTTGTCTCCAAATGACTTTACTGCTTTTGCTGTTGCCATTGTTTTTCTCCTAAATGATGATGTAAGGGGACCGAAGTCCCCTTATTTTTACTTCTGACGATTACGAATCATTGCCAAGATGTCTTGGGCACGTGAATCACCACCTGCGGCTGCTTCAGCCTTGGGTGCTGGCGCAGTAGTTGCTACTGGCGCTGGTAGGTCATCTTCATCATGAGATGCTTTTGGAGCAGGAGTTGCCTTTGGAGCAGACTTATTTGGATCACCAGTGTTCTGGCTCATACCTGCTGGTTTGAAATATTGTCCCCAACGTTCCATGTCATATGGCTCGCCGTCTACACTTGCTTCGAACATTTCTTTCATAACTTTCAACTCGACTTCGCCTGGCTTCTTTGGCAAGAAGTCTGACAAATTAAACAAACCATGTTGTTTAATAGCCGCATTTTCTTCGTCATTTAGTGGACGTTCACGACGTGCCCAACTTGATGTTGAGTAGTCAGCGTAACCGCCTTTGCTACCTTTCTTCATGCGATAGTCCAATCCATGCACTAGATCAGTTGGCAAGTCTTCCAATTCTGGATCAACTAGTGCCGCACGTATGCTGGTAAAGATTTGTGGGCCGATAATGAATCGACGGATTGGATTTTCTGGTTTTTGTTCTTCTTTCAAACCATCTTCAGTTACGAAGCCTTGGAAAATGTAACTACGCTTTTTCCAATACTTACGACCCATGTCTTCCAATGCTGGGTCTTTGAACCAACCACGAACTTCTGAAAGAATAGGACATGTGTCGCCATACATTTCTACGCATGGAACTTGTACTGTGATTTGTTTGCTTTCGGATTCGCCTTTGATGCCTGCAAAGGGAAGTTTGATCATTGCACGTTCAACCCAGAAAAACGTATTGTCTGTGTTGCCGTCTGGAAGAAATCTAAGTGTAGATTCTCCGCCTTCTTTTAGATTCCAAAATGGGTAAATTGAATTGTCCCCACCTGTTCTATTGTCTCCTGAACCTTTTGATTCTGCTGCCTTGAGCTTTGCTCTGATTTCTGCTAAAGATGCCATAATTATTCTCCTATTAATAGCCTTAATTTGCTTTATGTGCCTA